GTGTGCGTTTTTTAAATGCTCTTGCATTATAACGAGCTTCAAGTAATTCGGGATTATTTAAGAGTTTAAGTAAGTTAATCTCTTCACTAGCCATCTCGTTTATTTTAGCTGCAAAAGCGGGGTGAACCATTCCCGCGTATTTATCATCACTTGCAGCGATCAGTAATTGTTTTGCAGATTTGAACACTTCATCATCTTCATTTCTGATTAATAATGTTTCAAGTAAAGGCGTTGCAATAGACGGATTTGGTTGGGTTAATCTGTCAGAAGGGATTTCGTCAATTGCCGTTTTAATTCGGTCTGCAAGCCTTTGATTCATTGCGTCTATTTGAGCCTGCTGGGTGTACTTCCACCGCAAGCTTCCGACCATATCATTTAAAAAATTACCAATGCCTTTGTTTGCGGGTGAAGCTACATCATCATAAATTTTATTATCAAGACTGTCCTTACCCATAACTTCATCCCTTATTTTTAAGATGGGTCAATAACCCAAACATCAATTTTCAAAGCGTTCTGAGCAATCACACTCATCAGCTTATGATAAAAGCGTACATCTTCAGGCTTTTTGTAAATTAATACAATACCTGCCTTCTTATTTGTTTGGAACGCGTACCACAAGGATTGTCCAACCGCTTCTGGCCACTTATTAGCAAAGTCATATTCAATGGCGTGCGTATCGGTTAGGCAATCAACGCGGGTTCTATCGGGGAGCTTGTATTCGATTTGTCCTTTGCAGCCAGCCGCTTGAAAATCCTTTTCATAATGGTATTCGCCGGGCGGCAGTTCAATAAATAAGCTACTGGCGAGTAGTGAGAGTGTTAACATGAGTTATCCCTTGGTTATTTACTTTATTTAACAAATTCATTTACTCTAAAGCATTTAATCTCTCGAAGAGCCTCAAGATCACTCTCTTCTAGATCGAACCATTCACCATCCAGTCGCTTCTCTCCGTATTCGCTGTGAAGTATTTTTTCAGCTTGCATTGCATCATCAGAATCAAAGCAGTGGACAAGGTTGAGTTTAAAAGGAGTGTTCCTAGAAATTTCCTTTGCGCGCTTTTCAGGAGAGCGAGTAGTCAACCCTATCTTATAGTATCCCCCAGATTCGTATATGTATATATAACCAGGCTTACGGGCTGTTTTTGGTTCGGCGCTTACATCAATAGACTTTTGCTCGCTCCATTGATTGCTTTCATCTATAACATCATCGGGAATATATTGGTTCAATATTAATTCAAAGTAATAACCCGCCTCATCCTTCTTGAAGACTCGGTCAAGCCTCTTCATCGCGATGCGCTGGCTAGAATCTCTGGTTAAGAAAATAGGGTATTCCGCCATAATTGGAAAGTGCACCCTAGGATCTACCTTAAGTGAGTTCTCAATCCTTTGGCGTTCAGCCTGGTTTAGATTTAACTTAAAAGCGCTAGAGTTATCTTGAGAGCGTTCTAGCCCTAGAGAGAACGATTCTATGATTAGCTCTTGGATTGATAAGTTATCAATTGTCTTGCCGAGTCTTTCTTCAATTTGAATTTTAACCGTATTGTATGAATCAACCATAAATTTTCCCTATAAGTTTTATTAAATAAACTCAATAAGTATCTGGTCATGGTTTTAGAATCTCGACAATTCGCCGCGATTCATTTTGTCAAGTAACTAGCTAAACATTTGAAGCCTCTCATGCTTGCATTGCTCTTCCAGCTTTTCTAACTCTTTGACATTAAGGCATGGTCAAAACTGTTTGAATTACTCATATTAATTTACCAGCTATCGCTGGTAATGTCTCTTTTGCGGCGGTAATCAACCTCTCGCTTATGGATAAAAATAAAAGATACAAAGCTCAATTAGAATGAGCTATTATCGGACTTCCATAAATAAAAAAGGTACAAGGATATGTCAGATAAAACAAAAACTCTCGAGGAGGCTTTGGAAGAAGCTATCTCTGCAGCTCAAGCCATTCTATCTTTTCACGGACACGGCGATCAAACAATCTACAGTGTAGAGATGGCAGACAGCGATAATCTCGCCAGCGGTGATGAAAGTAAATTAACTAAAGCGAAGCGCTGTTGCGCTCTATGGGACTGTACCGTTACTAACGGTGGACGCTGTACTTGTAAGAAATGGAAGAAGTGCTAAAAGAAGTATCAAACACAGTATCTAGCCTTTAGCTAAATACTGTGTTTGATATGTTCCCTATTTACAATTTTGACAATACACCAAAAGTGGGATTGCATCACCGTTATGAATTGGCGTATAAACGTCAATACCTCTTGGAAATTCCCCATTAAACTTTTTATTAGTTACGCTTTTAACCCCTTTCGTCAAATCAAGATTGACTGAACTAGGTGGCACCTGAAAGCCTTTCATATTCCCTTGTTCATAAAACGCCATCTTTAAAAGACAAATAGCAATAACTGCAAGCAAAACAGTATTTATGTGTGACTTCATATGCACCCCTAGTATGAGCTTAATTGACGTTTGAGCTTACTTGATAAGCTTTTGTAAGTAAACTGATAGTGAGCGGCCAAGCACCCCCAGCACTTGTTAACTTCCTTTCGGACTCGTTAAGATTTTCCTTGGTTATTTGGTTGTTGATAAAGCTATCCATGCAACGTCAACAATCATATCTCGGTTGTACGAATCGTCATGTATTTTAATTAATGCGGTTCTCAGTTTTTCCTTTTGTTGTATTAGCTGATCGCGTTGAGCCTTATATAAATCTTCTTTCTTGGCAAACATGCTCATTGTTAAATGTTCCATTCGCTTTCCCCGAAACTATTTAAGTAATCAATCATTTTTAGTCTGAGCGCAATTTTTCATAGTTTAGTTACCACAAATCGTACCAATGTTTACCATCAAAAGCTCTAAGTCTTCTAGTTTTATAATCCATATATATAGTACCCATGAGAGGTGAAGAAGGAGCTGACATTAACGGTTCAAGACGCAAAGTTTTTGGAGTAAGTAAGTGGTCAATGTGTACATTTCCGTTAGGTGCTATACGAAGCCCTTGCACATTGGTTGTCGCGTTGGCAATCATAAAAGGATCACCCGCGTGTGCGATAAGGTTCCAATCTTGACCACCTGCGTTTAATGAAATAGTCGCCGAAGTAGATGGGGACTTTACAATTAATTGGGGGAAAGTTCTATTTTCAATTTCTAGTTTACTGATAGCTTTAAGTGAAAGTGTTTCTATCATATGGTTTATTGGCTCTGCCTGTTTAGGCGACAACACATGAGACTTTTTTCCTCGAACAAGCATTACAGCCTCACCTTCACAGCCATATGGTAATGTTACAACAACCTGTTCGCTATTTTCATGCAATTTAAGGTACATACTAAATGTTAATTTATTGAAGCTGGTTTTTGGCAAACTAACTATCATTTGAGGAGTTTCTAAAGAGTTTGATTGAGAAATATAGCTGCCTCCATAAGTTACAGTTGCAAAACCCAAATTTTCGCCTTTATACATCTTAGGAGCGCGAATTTGAATTTCAGAATACTGACCAGTATCCGTGATTAAAGTTGTATAGTTAAGTTGCTCCTGAAGTATTTTAGCATCCGGACCTGGAGCGCAAGTCTCCGGCGGTGAGTCAGCTTTTCCATTCATGGATAGTACGAACAAAACTACTAAAACAAGTGATTTCATAATTCTTTCCTTATTTAATATGCCACTTCATAGCAGCGCTCTAGTTCTTTTTTACCAATTTGTATGTAATACAACGTCATTTCAGGGTCACTATGACCTAAAAGCCTCGCAATATCGTCTAACTCTACACCGTTATTTGCTGCGTTTGTAGCAATTGATTTGCGGCCAGTGTGAGAGCTACAACCGCGCAAGCCACACTTGATATAAATCTTTCTAAATTGATCTTCTAACGCGTCACACGCCTTGTAGGTTTTAACCGTTCCGTCTTGCAATTTTCTGATCTTATCGCTCAATGAATAAGCGCGGCCTCGGTTGTTATAAAGTAATTTACTATCAGGGTTTAAGCCTTGATATTGATCGCCCTCTAAAGACAAACCCCATTTACGCTTGTGTCGATAATCAATATATTCTTGAATAATCTTTCTCGACTTTTTATTACTTAGCCAAATGGTTCGCGACTTCGTACCTTTGCAAATTTTAGCTGGTAAAAATACTTCTGTTCTAACCATGCCAGATGGAAACAATAAGGTTTTAACATCGAGCCTTGCCACTTCTGAAACTCTCAGTCCGGCATGACTTAAGACCATTGCTGCGCGTTTTGTTTCTGGGTCTTGCATCATTAAAATTTTCTCTAAAACTTTGTTAATTTGTCTTGGTTTTAACGCTTCTGCTTTGCTCATGTAGTCTTTACTCCGCTTTTAGTATGTAAAGGTGACATAGATATATAAAATCTAGGTGAACCTCTAAAGTTAGCATGAATAAAGGGTTATAGGGAAAGCCTTTTATGCGAGATAACCTTCAATTTCTTCAGGTTTCCAGTAGTTAAATAAATGACCTCTGAAAACAGTAACAAGCTGATTTTCGTCAACCTCCCATAACGGCTCATCTGGAAACGAAACTACAAATGCCTCACCATTTACTACCAAGCAGCCGTTAGACATTTCTAGCTTATCCGCCTTTTTTAATCTCATAATCTATCGTTTCCTATTAATTACTAACTGCTTAGCAGTAGCGCTTTTTAAGTCTGAAAATATCTCGCCGTTAGTTGTTTGATACTCGTAAACCCCTTTACGGTTAATTGTCTTAACAATGCGAGCAGCATAGATTTCATCGTCTACTTCTTTGGAGTGTATATATTCCATTTCTATCGTTTCCTATAAAAAGGTTTATGGTTTTTGTTATCGTTCATTATCTATTCCTTTATTAAAGCGTTTGGTCAAGAATATCGAATAGACTTCTCGCCGTATTCTCGCTGTCTATACCTAAATCCAGTGATTGCTTGTTTTCAATCGCCGCACCCAAAACGCGATACAGGTCTTTCGCTTGCTTTGTAGTGAGCCTGATTGTCGTTACTGATTGTGTGTTCACTTCCATATCTATCGTTTCCTTTAATATTTGGTTAAGACTTGATGCTCTAAAAGCTCAGTATCACTATTAATAAATGAGTGAGCTATAACAGCTTTATTCCAGCATCCATATTCTTCAGGATGGCTTGAGTTTTTAAAGTCCAACTCAGGAGAAAAAACCCTTCCATTACTTTGGTAAAAAAGTGCGGCCAAAGTGTTAATTCTTTTCTCTAACAAAAAACCTAATTTATTAGTCATAATCTATCTATTCCTTATTAATTAATTTAGCGAGCTCCATTAAAAACCATGCTTGATAAGTAACTGCTGGTAGCCATACAGCCAAAAAGGCTATTAATAAAAGAGTGTTCATTTCTATCGTTTCCTTATTTAAGTTGGCGCTCTTTAACTAGCAGCTCTGCAAGAAATTTAGTGAATCGTGTTAGACCTGATTTGTTTGATATTTCATACAACAACCAAATGAACAAGCCTATATAAACTATTGGATAGATAGCCGTGAGCCAGAAAGTTATTTCTCGTTCTTCTTTGTCTAGCTTGTCCGGCGGCGTTCCGTCGAACCTTGAGAATGACAGAACGCCCAAAAGGGTAATCAAGCTAGGTAATAGCCAAAATAGAATAAAACCGTCTAACATATTCATAATGTTGCTTCCTATAATTAAGCTGCGCTGATTAAATGGCTGAGTCCCAGCGGCATATCAAAACGATTACCTTTATCCCAAATTAGCCACATATATTCACAGCTATCAGAGCCGCCATTAACAAATCTTGGGCGAGGCACAATGACTGGTGTTTTCTCAGGAAAACCTATTTCTTGCCAAAACGGGATCCGACATTTTGAGCCCAAGAAGTTAACGCGTTGTAAATAAGCCATCGTTCCATAGTCTGCCAATTCAGATAGAGACTTAGTGATAAATTCAACCGTTAGCGAAAAGGGCGGGTTAGTGATAATGACATCCTGCTTTTCAAAGCTAGTCGCTAAATAGTCAACGCCTTCATCAAGTTCAGCCCAGCTTTTCTGGGACTCTGGCAAATCGATTCTGTCGTAAATGTTTCGAGTTTCACCGCGACAAGGCTCTAAAAATTTATCATTTGGTCGCAAAGTTAATTTACCTAATAACGCCTCAACAGTTTTAATTGGTGTTGGGTAGTTATCTCTTGCTATTTTTTTTCCATTTGTGCTGCTCATTGTTCGCCTCCTTATTTCTCTTCAGTGCAAATAGAATCCCACCAGTCGGCGACGTCTCGAAAGTCATACATTCGACGGCCTCGCTTTTTATCGCCAATCACAACCCGATGGCTTTTAATAGGAAAGGTGCCGTCGCTCTGTTGCACTTGGAGAGAGCGTTTTTCCTGATTAATGAATTCAGCGACTGCGTCATCGCTAAGTGCGACCCCGTGTCGATAAAGAACGGCTATTTGGATTGGCGTCAACGCGCCTGATATATCAGTGTTAATATTAAGCACTTTTAAGCTCCTCCAAGATTGAGTCCTTTGTTCTTTCTGCTTTCGTAATAAGACTGTTGTATGGATTGATGATTGATGGGTTGATCATGAATATCTTAGGAAATAAACCAACGAGCTCTGATATTAAAGTTCGGTTAAGGTTCTCTAATAGGTTTTCGAAATCTTCGCCATTGGCTAACAAGGCTTCGAATGATCCAATTATCTTCGCGTGGGATGTATTCAATATCGCTTGAGATTCAGGATCACTATTTAAGCAAGCTAAAAGCTTAGTTGATAAATTCTGAGCAAAATATTCTGAGTCAATGTATGCTGTTTTGAATTCGCTTTTATTCATTTTATTTCCCCTTGTAAAGTACCGTTAACTGTTTCTCTTAATTCCATTAGTTGTTTGTTTTCTATCACTGAAACTGGATCTGATGCTTTGAAAAAATCAATCATTTCTCCGCTGGAAAACTTGCCTTTGCTCTGTCTTGGATACATTATCGAAAGTCGAAGCGCCCAGCTTGTACGTCGCTCGGTCTTCTTTCAGCTCTATCAACTCAGCATTAACCAACGCTGGTATCCAGTTGTGCGCGCCGCAACCGTTAAGTTGATCTTGAGTGGTTGGAATTACAGACTCCCATTTATCGCAATACCAAGTAGCATTAGCGGTCAACTCAGGCTTAGAGAAACGACAATTCCTGCAATGCGCTTTCGGTGGTAGTTGGTCGCCCCAATATATTCCCTGATATTCTTCTGACTTAAACTTCTTAATTTCAAAATAGTTTCGGTTTGGATAAGAGCTATCCGGCGGTGCAGGTGATTCAATGATCCTTTCTGCCTTATCTTTTAGAAACAAAAAATATTTATGATCATATGCAATTCGCTCGAACCAGATTTCGCTCGTATCCTTGTTATAGAAAACATAAATCGATCGCTCTGTTTTTGTGTAGTGCATATAGCTTTGCGCTTGGCCGAAATAAGTTGGGCTAGTTAGTTTCATTCCATTCTTTTTGAACTCTTTGAACTTGGAGTCTTTGCAAGTTTTAACATCGCCGACGTGCCATTGCTTAGATTCGTAAAGACCTTTAATCATAAAGTCTAAATGGCCAGAAAAGTGTCCGCCAATGTCAGCGAAACCAAGTTGTTCGCCATCAGGTTGCCGGTCGTTGATTTCAAATAACTGGTCGTTAAGTTCTTTGCCTGGTGGGCGGTCAAGTCCAAGAGCCATCGCGTCGCTTACAGTTATTTGCTTCAGATAATCAATGACGACATCTTCTAACACATGGCCTAGATGAAAGATTCTTCTTGTGCGCGCTGTAAATTGCTCGGGATTAGACCATCGGAAGTTAAGCCATAATGTGCGCTCATCTTCGGTACCGATTGCAGACATCCCTAAATAACCGCGTGGAGGCTCCAACTCGCCAACTCTAGTCATTGCGCCATCGATTAACGAAAGTAGTGGAGCGGGTAGTAGCGATGCGTTTAAATTGATTTCATTGGATAGCTCTGCTTTCTCATTTTTAGAGCATTCATCTTCTGGAAATACTTTTTCTACTTCCTGAATGTTGGCTAGCCTTTCTTTCATTTTTTCTAGATTAGAGTACATGAGTGCCGTTCTCCAAAGTGATAAGTTTAGCGAGCGATTGAGGGTCAACTGGATCTATTAATACAGATGAGATTGGCTTAAATATTTCGCGGTTAGCGTCATATAATCTTGCGGCTTCAAATGCGTTGGTAGGTACTTTTACACCTTCATTAGTTAACGCCTTCCAATCATCAACTGCCTTTTCTCCGGCGAGACCTGGATAGCCGATATAGACGTGACGCATAGCGAACTTGGCACCGCCGGTATGAAAGCAAACTGTTATGTAATTGGCGCCACAATCTGACTTAACGTGTAATGTGGTCGAGTTAACAAAAATCTTTTCTGGCGGAGAGTCATCACTAAAAACTCGTCCCATCGCTGCTTTATCTTCATGGCTAATAAATACGTGGTCACACGAAACGCAAGTTGCACAACTTGGTGCCACAAGTGTTCGGCAGTGAGGGCATTCTTTGGCTGGCTTAGGTAAAAACTGGTGTTCGCATTCTGGGCAGTTTCTTACATACATGCCGACGATAGATTCGCAGCTACCGCAGACCTGAGTGCGTTCATCTTTGCCACGTTTCGCTGCTGGTTGTGCTGTATCAATCGTGCCGAATCTTTTTAAGTTGCCGCCGAAATCTAAAAGCGTGCAGTGTGTTTTATTGGTGTCTGGTGATAGACGAAGTCCGCGACCAACGATTTGAAGATAGAGCCCAAGTGAACGAGTAGGGCGTAGCATTGCGATGCAATCGATAGGCGGAATGTCAGTTCCTTCGGTTAGCACACCAACGTTTACAATCGCCTCTATCTCTAACTTTCTCGCTGATTCTAATATTTGTCTTCGTTTTACGTCATGAGTGTTTGCATGGATAACAGGGCAGTCAATGCCACGTTTTGCTAAGCACTCTGAAATCATTTCAGCATGGGCTACTGATACGCCAAAGAATACAGTCAGTTTGAAACTTTCAATCGCTCGCTGTCGTTCCCATTCGTTAATTGCACTTTCAACGATTTGATTTTTTCTCGCAGCTGAATCAAGTTCCTTCGCCTTAAAATCTCCGCCGCTTACTTTTACTTTTGAAGTATCAATGTCGCCCTGGTGGATGTTCGGCGCTTTGATGCGGCAAAGGAATCCTCTATCGATTAATTCTTTTATTTTAAGTTCAAATGCAATCTCGCTGAGTATTTGATCTGAACCAACAATTGAACCTGAACCAACTCGATATGGCGTAGCAGTAACACCTAGAACTTTAAGGCTAGAATTTCGTCGCTTTAACTCGTTAAGAATTTTTTGATAGCCAGAATCTTCATCCGGGCTAATGTTATGGCATTCGTCAATGATGACGTAGTCAAATACGAACCTATATTTGTCGATTGCATTTATCAGTGTACCGCGACTTGCAATCGTTACTGGTGCGAATTCTCTTCGATTAAGTCCAGCAGAATAAACGCCGGTTGGCGCTTCTGGCCAAACGCTGAGAAGCTTCTCTTCAGCTTGACTTATTAGCTCTTTACGATGCGCTAGGACCAATACTCTCGCATTTGGGAATAGCTTGAATAGAGCCTTGATTAGAAAGCTAAATACGATTGTCTTACCTGCGCCCGTTGGAAGAACAAGCGCGGGATTCTTGCTTAAATGTTTTGACCAATACGACAAAACGGCGTCGATGGCTTTTTGTTGGTAATCTCTAAGTTTCATTTTTCACCCCTGAAAAAATTTAAAAGTGTTACTCGTTATGCCTTAATTTCTTTTGATAAAATTACATGCGAAAAAGAGTGCCGATTTTTCTCCACGCTCAGTAATTGAAAGGATAGAGCGCAGAGGTCGATCAAGACTTACGATGAACGAGCTCACCGTGTAAGGATCGCAATACCTAATTTAAATTATTGTCTGGCGAACGCTGGCGCTCCGTTTTGATTATTCACCGTCACACCATTTTGATAGCCTGATGAGTTTGCTTGCGGCTGATGCTGTTGGTTTGCCATAGAGTTTTGTTGTTGAGGCTGGCTAGACATTACTTTGAAGACCTTAATCACGTTCTTATCTTCATAGCCGTTCTTGCCTTTTTGCACGCCGAGCGTTCCAACGCATTGACGACCTTCTAAGTCAAAGATCCGCTTAATGGTAAGTTCACCTTCTGCTGCTTCACCGGTCGCACCTATCCATTGTTTAATGTCACTTAGCGCGATATTAACTGCCTCTGGATTCTTGTTAACGATGTTGAACATCTGAAAAACGCGACGACCTTCATAGGGGCCTTCCGTGATTTCGAATTGAACGTCGATGTATTTCCCTTGGGGATCTTTCGCCGTTGGTTTGCAGTTTTCTAATTTGATTTCTATTGCGCGCAGTGCGTAATCTCCCTTTGGTAGAAGCTCGAAACTGCCACGGCTTTCTTGAACGCTGCTTAAATTTCCTAGTACAAAATTGCTATCCATTTTCTTAACCCTCTGTCTTGTTTAAATATTCGTGAATTGATTTTTTTGTGTACAACGGGCGATTAGCCACTTTGGTGAACTTGATTCCTTGCCCTTTGTTTTCTTTCATTCTCATCCGTCTTAACCAGTGCATGGTGACGCTTTTAACACCGACGGATTTCAAATACTCGATCGTCTCTTCAGCGTTAAGCATTAGGACGTTGTCGCTTGGATTTACTTCTAGATTTGTACTTGCGTTAGTCATTGGTAGTGATCCCATAAAATGCGTTATAACCATCTAAGAAAGGTTGTAACGGTTGGTCTTTTGGAAGTGGCAGTTTTGCCGGAAGATTAAATCTGTTTTTCGCGTCATGGCTTGCACGATGCTCTGTGTGCATGACTCTATCGCCCCAACTTTTAGCAACGACTCTTTTATTGAATCCATCGCCAACTTCTTTGGTGGTCTTGTCGAATTCAGCAAAGAACAAGCAGTCGCACCATTGTTTAATTTTTGGTGCTACTTGTTTCTCGTTGCAAGCTATTGCGTAGTGATCGTATGGGTCGCCAGCAGGGTCGTTGAAGCGTCTAATTTCACAATGCGCCAACAACAAGATGTTCATATTTCTTTGTTGCTTAATCGCAGAGAGTCCTTTTAAAAACTCCAAAAAGTAATCGGCGACAGCTTGCCAACCTTTGCCATAAGGAATGTCTGCAATCGTGTCGACGTTGGCATCCTTACAAACTTTTTTAACGATTAAGTCTTGAACCCAGTCGGCAGAATCAATAACAAGCGTTTGGAAAGCGTGCTCTTGCGTATAAATGTCATTCAATTGTTTATTGACCGTTTCGAAGTCGAAAGCTTGTGGAAAGCGATCAACTTCAAGTTGCGCTGAACCGTCTTCAGCAGAGATAAAAACAGGTGCGGGAGCAGAAGCACCAGCGGATGTTTTACCAACACCTTCAACGCCGTATAGAACGACAGACCATGGCTTGACCACACGACCTCTTATTAAATTGTCCATTAAGCTTGTTGACATAAAACCGCCTTATTATTTTTTAGTTCGTAAAAGTTTGAGTTGAGGATTGTGTTAAAGGCAGAGTTAATTGCACGGGTGGCAATCATTCGTGCGAGCTTTATGTCAGTGACAAAAAGAACTGGACGGTCTGTTTCAACTTGGTTTTGTTTAATTAAGATCCGTTTCTCGTTTGCCTCAATCCCACAGGGGAAAACGTCCTCAAATCCATGTGAGTCAGGAACATAAGAAAATTCATTCTTAATAAAAGCTCTAGCAACAATTTGTACTAAGTTTGATAGGGCTGTTGCATCGGCATAACGGTCAATAGTTAACGCGAGTTCACCTTGCTTACTCACTCTGCATGTAATTCTTACGCTCATTGCTGTGCCGCCTTAGCAGAAAAAGAAGGGCTGCCATGGCTGATAGTGAGGTGATGTTTAATTTTTTCGTATTCCGCAGGATGGTATTCAGCAAGCTCTTGAACCATTTTGCGATCTTCTTTGAATTGAATTTTGAAAGGGAATAGGTCAGACGGCATATCGAAGAATGCAGTGTTGACGCCCTTATGGTCCCATGTTCTTTTTGCGGGGATATTCATCGATAGTGAGTTTGTTAATGCTCGCGAACCGAACGCTTTTTCATTCGTACTAGTTTTGAATTCAGCTGTTTTCTGGATTTCTGTCTCTATCGACTTTCTGATTTTTATAGCCTTTGTTTCGTTCTTTTTGGCGTTCAACCATTGGTCACACAGATGCGTATATAGCGATTGTTGATTGGTCATTTCTTCACCCTTTAAGTTAGTAACACATTTCGTGGCGACAAAGTGACAAATTGGTTTGTTGTTGACTTGGTTTGTCGCGCCTTTTTTAAACTAAACTAGTTTTCATGGGCTTGTCAACACGTTTTGTAATGTTTTGTGTTGTTTTATGAGATGAAAAGGTAAATAAATGAGTGTGAGCAACACGAAATGTGTTGACTTGGTTGTTTGCAATCGTTTATAAATAAAATCCCGGCAAGGATGAATCGGGAAGAAAAAGGAATTAAAGACAAAAAAAAGCCCGGAAGAACCGGGCATTATTAAGGGTTTGAAATGTTAAATAATAAAATTTATAAGGCTCTGCCTATCCAAACGGCACGCCCCAAGATTGTAAGTTCATTAGGGTCCGCTAGCGTTAAATCATCATGGTGT